TTAATGTAACCGCTACATTGCCACCTACAATTGTTTTAATGTAATAAACTGTATTTGCAACAATACCACCAAAAGTAGTACCTGTAAAAATAATAGGAGCATTTGCTACCAAACTAGTAACATTGCTTAGTACAACTTCGTCAGTAGAAGCAGTGGTTGTTGTAGCTGTTTTGGCTACAGTATTAGAACTACCAGAATTAAACGTAGCAGTACATACATAAACATAAGTTGCATCTACTGCTACATCACCTGCCACATCACCTTGAAAGCCAGTAGGAGCAGGTGTGCGTTGCTGTACTTGTGTAGTAATTCTAGGTCTATTGTATGGTTCTACCGTAATTGTATTACCGCAATCAACTGTACTGAATTGATAATCAATCTGTGTCACGCCGTATGGTACAGACACCGTATCAGTATTTGCAACATTAGCATAGTTCTCTAGTGTATCTATGCCGTATGTAAGTTCTGCGGGGAAAGAAATAACTGCTGAACTGTTTGATACTGCTAATTGCAATTGAACGTTACTTTGTGTGCCAGTGGGCGCCCATCCTGTGAATTGAATAGTTGTATTGCCTGCTACTGTGCCATATTGTACGTCACCTAATGATGCATTTACTGTTACTACTCCACTAAGTGCATTACCCAAATTGTAAGTACTTGCACGGAAGCTACGTGTTAATGCATTGCTAATCAATGTGTTAGCCATGTCATTGTTTACAGTTGTGTTTGCTAGTGCAGATTTAACTACAACTTTATTCTGCAAGTCTGTAATTTCTGTACCGGCAGTGTTCAAGTTATTTTTAATAGACGCAAAGTTATCTCTGAACCCTTGACTGTTATTGTTTACCCCGGGTACAGGATAGTTTACGTTGATACCGTTTGTGTTAATTGTGCTCATATTCTTTGTGTTCCGTTATGTATTTATTATTGTGCTTGGTCTGGTAAAATTGTTTGTCTAGGGAACAATACATAAAAATCTTTGCTATCTAGTGGATCAGGTACAGGGGTAGCACTTGGCAATCCTGTCCAAGCAGGTGGAGTTAATCTCTTATCATAATTGTAAGTCTCACTCTTATCTACACTAAATCTATCAATTTTAAAGTTAATCTGATTCAAAGTGTAGCCCCAGTTGTTTTGTATGTTGTTTTTAATAGTAGTAGATAAACCGGGTTTAGTGTAGCAAATTACCCAAGCTTGGGTGTATCCTAATGTACTACCATTTATTTGCTGACTTGTCATCCATAATGGTAACAACCGACTATCGTATTCTTGTCCAACAACTTGTGCTACACGATTGCGCATATTGTACAAACTGTTTGGGTACAATGTTTGTGCATAACCGGGTGTTAAACTTGTGTAATATTCTTGACCCAAAATATCAGCGTAACTAGTGAAAATGTCAGTAATGCTAGTGTACCATGGACCCAATTGTAAATCAATAGGTCTTGGCCAATAAATCGAACTTGAAATACTTGTACCTGCGGGGTTAACTAAGTTATCAATAACTTCGCTGTACACTACTTCATAAATGATTTCACCTGCATTGTTTTTTGCCACAGCAGTTTTTAATTCACCTAGAGTAATATTTCTCCAGTAGTGATTTTGTGTAACTGCTGCCAAGTATTCATCAATATCACTGGCATACATTCCGTAAGCATGTTCATAAATTACACTAGTTGCTTTACCAAAGTAAATATCATTAGGTCTGTACAGTGATGCTTCAGGTATTAACGTTTCACTATTCAATAAACTATCAATAATGTTTCTGTCTTCAATACTAGGTGCAGCCTTAATGTACAACGTATCAGTTGGCTGTGTAAATTCTTGTATCACTGTTACAGTAAATGTTTTTGTAGAATACACTACCGAAAAGATAGGAGAATATGCTTCTACTGTAAATGTAAAAGTTGTCTCATCATTTTGAACTAATAATTCACTAGTGGGTTGATCGGCAACAGTACCGGTAATCTCACCATTGCTTAATAATATTAAGTTTGGTGGAAGCGGTCCACTATCAGGAGTAAGTCGGTATGATAACTGTACATCAGATACCGCATTGACACTTAGTGTACTCACCGTGCCGTTGAAAATTGTATCTAATGTATTTGGCGTTATCCAAATAATAGTTCCATCAACTTGATTGCTTACATTTAATGTAAAGTTAAAATTAACTGTTGTAATACTTGTACTGCTTGCTTTAAAAACACGCACATTGAAATCATAGCTACTAATACCAGTAGATGTTAATGTAGGAGTACCAGTGATCCAACCTGTATTAGGATCACCTACTAAATTCAATGGTAAGCCTGAATATGAATATGATAGAGTGTTACCATCAAAATCATAACCAATTACTTTAAAAGCAAAGTAATTACCACTTTGCACTGTTCCTATTACTGCATTAACAGTAGGTGATACTGGAGGTAAAACGTAATATCCAAAATAAGGATCTGTATCATTAACGTTAAACGTTAAAGGTCTAGTGTTAAGTATTGTAGGAATACGTGAATTAGGAGTCTTACCAGGACCACCTTGACTTACGGGTGTATTTTGATTAATAACAGTTATTGAGTATGATGCAGAGTCGCCTCCCAAATCACTAATTAATTTTAAGGTGAAAGAATACGTTCGTATGGTTGGTGCACCAGTTGAGATTGCAGGTAACGTGACTGTCATTGAACCAGTTCCATCTAATAATGGAAATGTAGAACCATTCTGTGTTGCTGAAATAGTAAATGTAGTAGTACTTATTATTGATTTAATGTAATATGTAGTACCATCTGTAATATCTCCAAATGTTGTAGTAAATACAACCGGTCGACCTATTGTAAATCCATTCGTACTTGTACATGTAATTGTATTAGTTGCGCTACTAGTAATTGTAGCATTTGTTACAATAGAATTAAGTGTTACGTTTACTAATGGTGGATTGGCATATCCTCTGATTAATCCATCACTATTAATTTCTAATCCCGGTGGAAGTGTTCCTTCTTGTACTTCTACTACTACGTTATTAGTGTTGTCTGGATTAGAATATTGCACTGGCAATTCAATCCAAATACTATCTTGCGTACTTAATAAACTACCTTCTGGAGTAGTGAATTGAGGAATTGCTACACCACTTACACCCATAGAGAATGTTCTATCACGTAGGTTTCCTAAATTATCAGTAGCTCTTACTGTAAATGTAGTAGAAGAATCAGTTGTTACCAATGTAGGAGTACCTGATATTAAACCGTTAGTACTCAGAGTTACACCTGAAGGTAAACTACCACTCAGTAATAAATATGTTACAGTGGTTGCAGGAGTTACTGAAGATGCTGATAATTGAACAAGTAAAGGCAACGTAGAAGGAAATGTTCCTATTGATCCTGCAGGTGTGTTCCATACTGGTTGTGCCATATTAGTGTACGCCTAAACTTTGTAATGCTAAGTGATAGTGATGTTTTCTATCTTCTAATCCAATAGTACCACCGTTGATACGTTTTGTTAATGTGATAAAATCATCTTTGTCACAATATTGATTTAGTTTGTTATTGTCCCAAAACCAACCAGCACTAGCAACAGCACCATTTGGTGTTTCTAAATATCTTACAGTATCTTCAATACTCATGTCTAGTGCTTCAGCAAACTTTGTGTAGTTATCACGACCGGTCAATTGAATTAATCCGCGACCTCTGAATCTGAATCCATCACCACTATTCTCATCACCATTCTTCATACGATTAGCATAAACACGATTAGCAATCATCTCTGGTTTGCGTTCATATTGCTTTGCTAGTTCTTCTGTGGGGAAATACTTTTTAAAAGTACCCATCAAACCTTTTGCACTGTAGTTTAAGTTTTCAACAACAGCATTGAACCCACCACTTTCGTGTGCTATTTGTGCTAAGAATCCTGCACAACGTCTCGGGTTCTCAAACATCTCATAGTATTCGGCTACAGTGTTTAGTGGCTCTACGTAACCCTCTAATACAGAACGTTTTGTCTTTGGGCACATTGCTGTTAATAAATCTATTGTTACCATATTATGTTCTTCCTACCATAATTTCTATTATTCCAATTTCCCCATTGAAATCAGTTAAAGCTTTTCCTAATACTGATCCCATGTTAGGTGAGCTACAAGAAATAATGTGTCCATTGTTTGTACTAACCATTAGATCTCCTCGTTTAACTGGGCCAATTACTTTTGCCGGAACACGTCCTTGCAATGCAATAGCTACAGGGAATTCACAATCAATGTTAGAATTCATTAAATATGCTGGATTAGTTGTTACAATACCGGCAACCAATGTACTCATAAATGAATTACAAACTTGAACCTCTTGGTTTCCGCCAAATTCAACAACAGTACCTGGTTCAATATTTGCATCACCTGCATAGTATTCTGCCAAGTCAGCGTAAGTAGCACGTAATTGCGATCCTGCACTCAGTGACCAGTTACCTGTAATCGTACCTGCTGTAATATTTGCACCTGTTGTAATAGTTGTAGTTGTTAATGATGTTAGTGTACCAACTGATGTAATATTTGGCTGTGCTGCCGTTGTGACTGTACCTGCTGTTGTTGCACTAGTTGCCGCACCTGTCAATGCACCTACAAACGTTGTTGATGTTACGCTAGTTAAACCTGCTACAGTAGTAACAGTACTACCTAATGTAAGCGCAGTACTACCTAATGTTACACTTGCATTTGCAAGTCTTGCTTGTGCGAGTGTACCAGTTGAAATATTGCTTGCATTTAATGCAGTAAGTGCTGAACCATTACCGGTAAACACTCCCGTATTAGCAGTAAAGGCTGAAGCAGTAACAGTACCGCTTACACCCAATGACGTTAATGTACCAACTGAAGTAATATTACCTTGTGCCGCAGTTGTTACTGTACCGGCTGTTGTTGCGCTTGTTGCCGCGCCAGTTAGTGCCCCAACAAAAGTAGTACTACTCACACTAGTCAGACCGGCAACAGTTGTTACAGTACTTCCTAATGTAAGTGCAGTACTTCCTAAAGTTACACTTGCGTTTGCCAATCTTGCTTGTGCCAGTGTGCCGCTCGAAACATTACTTGCATTTAATGCAGTAAGTGCCGAACCATTACCTGTAAATACGCCGGAGTTAGCAGTGATGTTTACACCAGTGATTGTACCGTTAACACCAAGACCAGTTAATGTTCCAACACTTGTAATATTACCTTGAGCCGCAGTTGTTACTGTACCCGCTGTAGTTGCGCTTGTAGCACTAGATACTGTACCAGATACATTGGCGCCGGCTACTGCATTGGCTGTTGTTGCAAAAGTTGCAAGGCCTGCAGACGTTGCAGAACCACTTAGTGTTGCAGTAATAACATTTGCACTGAAGCTTCCGTTAGCATCACGTGCTACAACTTTACTTGCAGTGTTAGTTGTTGTTGCATCAACTGCCGCTGTAACTGCAGTGCCACCATTAAAACTTGTACCTGTTAAATAAGTTCCTAACGTTAATGTTTGTGTAGTATTTGATGTAATTGTAGATGAACTACCTAACGTAATTGTTGTGCCGTTAACAGTTGCAGTAGCATTTGCTAATCGTGCTTGTGCTAATGTACCACTTGATATGTTACTTGCATTCAATGCAGTAAGACTGCTACCGTTACCAGAAAATACACCTGTATTTGCTGTAATATTTGCGGCTGTAATATTGCCACTAACACCTAAACTTGTTAGTGTACCAACTGATGTAATATTTGGCTGTGCTGCCGTTGTGACTGTACCTGCTGTAGTAGTACTACCTGACGTTACTGCATATGTCGCATTAGCAACTGTTCCAGTTACATTAGCACCGGTCAGTTGAGATAGACCACTACCATTACCACTGTATATTCCTGAACCAACTACCACGTTACCGGCATTAATATTACCGCTTACAATTAAATAGCCCAATGATCCTACTTCAGTAATATTATTTTGAGATGCTGTTGACAACTTACCTACAATGTTAGTAGCACCTAAATTGCCTACGTTAGCGTTACCAGTAACACTTAATGTTCCCGGTATTGCTAAAGCTCCAGTACCTTTAGTAAAAGTGAATCCTGTATTACCGGCATATGCACTACCGCCATCATTGAAAATAACCTGTGTATTAGCTCCTTGAGCAGGGCTAGCTGTCGCAGTAGTCCATGCCATATTACCATTTGCATCAGATGATATTAAGAAATAGCCATTTGCAGCCGCGCCAGTAATTCTTACATTTCCTACATTACCTAAATTACTAACACCAGAGACAGTTAATGATGTTAATGTACCTGTACTAGTAATATTTGGTTGTGTCGCAGTAGTCAATGTGCCAGTAAGATTAGTAGCAGTCACATTACCTGCAGTAAATTCTCCTGAAATATTTGCACCAGTTGACGTTACAACTAATACATTAGATGTTCCATTTACACTTGTAGTTACATTACCATTTACTGATGTAATAGTAACATTACTGGTGCCATTTGAAATGAAACTGCCAGCAGATAAGTTGCTTAGTCCACCGCCATCACCTTGAAAGTAATTAGCTTTAATTGTTCCTGAGTTAGCATAGACATTACCAGCAACAACGTTACCTGTCACTGATGCGCTTGTTAATGTACCAACACTTGTAATATTAGGTTGTGCGGCTGTTGTAACTGTACCGGCTGTTGTAGCACTAGTTGCTGTGGTTGCAGTTGGTACTGTACCTGTAACATTAGCACCTTGAATATTACTTAAATTATTACCACTTCCACTAAAAAAGTTAGCTGTTACTAGATTACCTAAATTGGCATTACCGCTAGTAATGTTACCAGTGACTGCTAATGAACTTAATGTACCAACACTAGTAATGTTTGGTTGTGCATTTGTTGTTACTGTACCCGCTGTAGTAGCACTTGGTACAGTACCACTTACATTGGCACCTGCTACAGCATTTGCAGTTGTTGCATATGTTACAGCCCCGGTTACATTGGCACCTGCTATTGCACTCAGTCCACTACCATTACCGGTAAAGATACCTGTATTAGCGGTAATGTTTGCCGCTGTAATAGTACCACTCACTCCTAAACTTGTCAATGTGCCGGTACTTGTGATATTTGGTTGTGATGCAGTTGTTAGAGTACCGCCCAATAACGTACCACTGACATTACCTGCACTAACGTTACCAGTAACTGATAAACTTGACAATGTACCTGTACTTGTAATATTTGGCTGTGCTGCCGTTGTGACTGTACCTGCTGTTGTTGCCGCACCACTTAATGCGCCAGTGAATGTTGTTGCACTTACATTACCTGCACTAATATTACCTGTTACAGCTAAACTTGTTAGTGTACCAACACTTGTAATATTAGGTTGCGCCGCAGTTGTTACTGTACCTGCTGTAGTAGCACTAGTTGCAGTGGTTGCGTTTGTTGCATTTGGAACTGTTCCGGTTACGTTAGCACCTGGAATACTTGTCAAGCCAGTAGCGGCGCCATAATGAGTTGCCGTTACATTTGCGGCACTAATATTACCAGTAACAGCTAAACTTGTTAATGTACCAACTGATGTAATATTTGGCTGTGCTGCCGTTGTGACTGTACCTGCAGTAGTAGCACTAGTTGCCGCGCCACTTAGTGCACCTGTAAATGTTGTTGCACTTACATTACCTGCACTAATATTACCAGTTACATTAGCATAACCTGTAATATTTGCACCAGTCCCAGTCACACGGAATATGTTGCTATTTCCAGCAACACTCATATTAATATTTCCGTTTGCAGTAACTACAATATTACTATTTCCGTTAGTAATAACAATGCCGGTAATGTTTGAACCATCACCTTTTAAATATTGTGCGCCAATTATACCTGAATTAGCATAAACATTGCCACCAATAATATTACCGGTAGCAGACACAATACCACTAGCATTTAGGTTGCCACCAGAGACATTACCTGTTGCACTTACAACACCACTAGTTGTTAAGTTGCCTCCTGTGACATTGCCCGTTGCTGTAATTAATCCTGCAGTACCTAAATTACCAACGTTAGCATTACCTACAACGTTAGCATATCCACCGATATTAGCATTACCTGTTAGTACAATATTTGACGTTGATATTGTTGCAGGTAAGTCAATTACTAATGTTTGACTAGACTGTGTTATTGATGCTGAAGTACCACCGTTACCATCACGTCCAATACTTAATGTACTAGTTGAAACTTGCACACATGCAATGTTTGCAGTTACAATTACGTTACCTGTAGGACTGTTAACTTGAATACCAGCGCCTGCTGATCTGTTTACTGAGGTTACTGTTGCATCTGACGTAGCTGAATATAATTCGCTAAAGTTATTTTGTACTTTTTGAAACGCTGTTCGTATTGCATCTGCATCAGGATCATCAGGAAATGTACCAAAGTCTATGTTTTGTTGAGCCATATCTATATCACCTTATCTTGTATTTATCGTTTTTTAATAAACGAGTACCCAAAAAAATACCCGACTATTGCCGGGTACTTTTAAGAAGTATTAATTACTTAATACCACTTAATTTGCGCCAATCTGTTAATAAATCAGTAGATTCTTTCATTGGACTACCTAAACGATTTACCTGAGTAGATACAACTGGAATTGTTGTTTGACCAGTAGATTTTTGTTTGTTCAAACCACCAGAAATAACTCTAGTCATAAAATCAATATCAGTTTCAAATTGATCATCTGCACCGTTAGCTAGTGATTCATCCAAGTCTTCTTCTTCAGCATCAACTGTGTCGGCTGCGTCATCGGCTTGAATAGCGTCTGTTCCAGCTTCACCACCGTCGCCGCCTTCTTCTAGAGGAGCATCAGTGTCGGCAAAGTTTTTACCGGCTGCTGTTGCTAAGGCTGCATCACGTGTGGCATCTGATTGTTCTTCTTCAGCTTCATCATTGTTGTTAGGATTAATTTCTTCTGCAACTTCATACTCACGTTGATCCATTGTTTCATCTTCTTCAACTGCTTCTCCGCATGAATGACCTTCTTCCATCATTCCACCGCAACTTTCACATGTTTCTTCTGCACCATGCTCATGACCGTGCATTTCTTCGCCGCCTTCTTCTTCATAATCACCGTTTGATTGAGCAGGGCCTTGACCAGTCATCTTACGAATCAATGATAACATATCATCATGGTCATCAACTACTTCTATTTCAGCTTCAGGACCTTCACCGCCATCAACATCGACTGTCATTGGTTGACCTGATTGAGGGGTCTGTCCAACTTCATCACCACCAAACAAGCCCAAACCTGCTGATTTGATAATACCTAACAATTGGTCTGCTTCTGCATCTTGGGCTGAAACACTTACTGAATCTGGTTGACCTTGTTGACCTTTACTAATAGAAACAGTCATACCTTCGTCAACTTTTTCACCTTCTAACAATGCATTTAATTGCTTGTCTAATGATTCAAAAGCGAATGGGCTTTCTTCAATAGCACTATGGTCTGTGAATGATTTACCACCTAAAGTAAACTTGCCGCCTTGTGGTGTTTTCTTCAATGCGGCTGTGAAAGCATTACCTTCATCAGCAATCTGAGGTGTGTGAGCACCATAGCTAGCCATAGTGTTAACTACTGGATTAGCTTCACCAACATAACCTTGAATTGGCATTTGACCATAGCATTCATCTAGACCTTCTTTGTAACCTTCGTGATATGAGCGTGACTCACCCATATCATCATAGGTACAATTGTAACCTTGTTTGCCTAATGCATGTGCTTTACCTGCATGACGTGCGGCTTTAATTCTATGATCCATACCTTCTTTTACTTTCTTTTTGTCAGTTGCGGCTTTTTTCATTGGTTCTTTCTTGTTGCCGTCTTTATCCAAGTCTAAGAAGTCTGGCTTAGCCGCTTCTTTTACTGTCTTTTTCTTTTTCTCATCATACTCAATGTCTTTGGTAACTTTCTTGCCAGCCTTTTCAGCTTTGTTATCATCTTTACCTTTATGTTTCATATCGTATTCTAAATCTTTAGTAACTTTCTTACCTGCTTTTTCAGCTTTATCATCAGCTTTAGTGCGCTTGCCTTCGCCAATTGGGCTCATCAAACTATCGTTTGGCGGCATATCAGCTTCTTTTACCTTTTTGTTCATATTAATACGATTAGCCATATGTGTCATTATGTCTTTACGTTGTGTCGCCGATGACATTTGTCCAGGCTGTTGTGCATCACGCTTTGCGGCTGCTGACTGAATAGTATTAGGACTCAACTCATGTAGTTCGTTAGGCATCAATGTCATTTCACCTTTGCCAATAGATTGTTTAATCTGTTGTGCTAGTTGTGGGTTATCAACTGAACCTAATACTTTATTTCCCTGAGCAATAACCTGTGTATTCTTTTGTGGTTGACCAGCTACTTGTTGCTGACCAGGCATTGCTGGCTTTTGACCCATTGACATTTGACCAGGTTGTTTAGGCATTTGATTTGCTGGTTTGATTTGAATCTGTTCAGCTTCAGCTAACATTTCCTGATCGATGGCATCAAAGTATTCTTTTAAACTATGCTTAGTTGTTTTCTTTTTGTCATGCTTAGGTAACTTAACATCTTTACCTTTAGTTACGCCAAATGCACTGAAGTCATACTTCTTATCTTCACCACTAGATTGTGTAGCTTTCTTAGGGCGGCCTTTGCCTCTTTTTTCAGTAGAAGCGGCTTTAACTTTATTGCCCTCTTCATCTTCATCGTCTTTACGACCGTAACCACCTGGTTCAGCAGTATGCTTTAATCCAGTTTTAGTTTTTGTTGTAGCTTCGTTCAACTGGTCTAGTTGTGATAATAAACTTTTGAAATCCATTTTATGTTCCTTTTATTTTGATACGCTAGCGCCAGTTGCTGGCTTGGGTGGGCGTTTAATTGTAGTCATAGGGCTCTTATCGCCCAATTGTTTGTCATCCAAATAAGGCTTGAATGGATCAAATGCATTTTTTGTTTTTTGACCTGCATAAGGAATATCAATAGTTGAACCCTTCATTTGGTCTTTGATACTGGTTAAATAACTATCGCCGTATGCTTTATTTGCTTCTTTAGCACCAGGTTGCTCACTCATTTCTTCATGTGTAAGTATTGGACTATCTTTCATTTCATTAGCATAGCCTTCAGCTTCACTATTGATACTATCATCAAAATCAGTAGTGATGACACGTACCATATTAATATTGTACCCTAGAAGTTGAGCAATTTGTTGAATCATTGGTTCAGTAGCTGGATATCTAAAATCAGCTTTAATAATAGTTACAGATTGATTTGCTAAATTAGGAAATCCATATGGATCTTTTTGTATAGGTGTGCTTGTTGGATCACTAATTCTAATAGGATCAAACTTGTTTAGATTGTACTTAAACATATCTAAGAAGTTTTTGTCAACGTCACCTGCAATCTTTATCGTGTATTTGTAACTTTTAAGACTTTCGGTTATGTATGTTTTTAGGCTTTTCATTTCTTTATTCCTGTATTATGTATTTATCATTGACTGTCTGATTTAGTTGCCAACATCTTAAGCAACTCATTACGGTCCAAACTTTTACCCTCACCGACAGGAGTATTCTCTATTTCTTCAGCTTTTCCAGCAAGTTTTTGGTCTAAGCTAGCTTTTTTCAATTGCAAATCAATCATTTTTAGCTTCTTATTTAGTTTAGCTGTTTTAGCAGTAATAGCATGACCTAACATATTGCTTGCTACACTAAAGATTTCACTACTGAATCTGCTATCAACTTGCATTCCTAGTTCGCTCAAGTCTTTAAAGCTATCCACTGCCATTTGTGCTAGTTCATCTAGCTCACTGTCACTGGCATCAAGACCCTTAACTTGGGGCAATGCATTATCAATTTTCTCTAACGCACTTAGTGCATCAGTGGTTATTTCACGTGCATTTTCTGGTATAGGAATATGCAAGCTGTCAATCTCATCTTGCGGAAGTTCAAACAATTCGTTTAATTTTTTCGTCATACAAGTATTTAGTTACTTGCTTCGCCCATTGTGGAAAAGATCATCCTCAGTTATGACTCTAAAGGTGTATCCATGATGTTTACAATAGGCCATGGCCGCTTGCCATTTAGCATGATTGATTGCTACTACCATTCTGTCTTTGGCATTGGCAACCTTACTCTCTATAAGACTTTGTTTCTTAGGCTTAATCTCAACTATCTCAGCAATATTTTTACCATACTTGTTTTGATAAACTACAAAGAAGTCTGGGATATATGTTTTTGGTTGTCCAGTAAATGGATGACGATAAGGAACACTAATAGCTTCACTTGCCCAATACAGTACATTTTTGTTATTGTCGCAGAAATTCATAAATGTAAGTTCCCAACCACTACGATATCTTGGAGTATGCTTACCTACATACTTTTGTGTGTTCTTGGGAACGAACGTACCTTGTGCAAACTTTGCCATGATTATTGCACAATATTACGTGCGACTGGTTGATTAGATTGCGGTATTGTACCTACACCATACAAACTTGTTTTAGATTTAAAACTATTCAAATAATATGCAATTATTTGATTCATTTCTAACTTATTATTAGCGCCTTGAATTTGAGCCAATAAATCTAATACAGGAATTCCGGTTTCTTGTGCTATTCTAAACAAAAATGATGTAAAATTTCCTGCAATGATTCTAGTATCGCACACGGATTTGAAATATCCGTTAACAATATCAAACTCATTACCATTAACACTCATGTTAAAAGCGTAAAAGTCATCAAATATTTTTACAGTTAAGTCTGATGCAGTGCGGTCATCGATTATTCGTGCCATATGTACTCCAATGTTTATCTATTTATTGGAGGGGGAACCACTACTCTACCATTCTGTCCCTGTGTTTGATTAGGGGTTGAGCCGTAAATTAGTGTATTGAACAATACATTTCTACCTGTATTGTTCAATGGGTTCATAAGAGCATTAGTAATACCAGTAGTAACCTCAGTTTTGATAGCCTGTTTCAAATTCATATTCTTAATGGTATTGTATGTTGCACCTGCTTTTTGAATAGCACCTAATGGATTAAAACTTGCTGGATCTAAATCTTGAATGATGCCACCGGCAGCATCTCGTAAGCCACCTTGACCTAAAATAGTTGCATTGCTACCTGGACTTGCAATAGGGCTTTTAATTCTATCATAATTATCAACAGTACCAAATCCAGCTACAATCTTATCTGGATTGTTGCCATCTAATGCACCTTGAAAATATTTGACTGTTTCATAATCAATAGTCATGGTGTTTTCCATAGTACCGTTACCTTCAGCATAACTGTAAGTATCATGTGCAAATTGAGTAATGATGGGATTTATTAGTGTGTATGCTACATAATTGTGTTGGTGAAAACCAAAAACAGTAATATTCTTAAAGAAAGGAATCTTAGTTTGACCAGTAGCCGCTTCGGTATATCCATTAACTGTATTAGATGTTTCTCCTACATAGCCCCAATCAGTATCGCCCGGTATAGATTGTGAATAAATATTTCTATTATTGTAACTACTATTGTTAGGTGAAATACTAGGATTATTAGTAGAGTTTTGATTTGTCTGTCTTCCTGAAATAGAAACAACAGGCTTACTAGAATCTTTGTAATAGTAAGTGTAATAATTATACCACATGTTACGAACTAAATTGTTATTGTCATCGTGGAGAGTTATACTGATAGGATCATATTTTAGTTTGGTTTGAACAATACGTTTACGATTGTATTGATTCATTTGATGGGTTTCAAAATTAAATGAAGGTAGTTTTACTGTTTTAACTGCTAAACCAAAATTTGCACCCTGTGATAATCCTAGGCCATAAGCGGCTGGGTTAATATCAAAATACACATGAAATAAGAATTTTAGTTTTGGTGCATATGCATACGAACTAGGTCTAAAAGTTTTACTTGCGTGAGTGTAGTCACGCACGTAATCGTTGCCGAAGAATCCTCCGGCAGCGTCTGTTAATAAGTTCTGAAAAAATCCAGCCATTTAATATTCAAAAAATATTATTAGTTGTTACTACCATTAGAACCGATACCGGTTGCAACACCTGTAGAACCAGCCAATGAACGTGCAACACGACCAACAGCCGAACCTACACCAGATGCTAATGGATTATTTACTGCATTGTCAAAGCGAATTGACAATTGAATAGTAACAACTTCATTAGAACCATAGTTTAAGTTATTGTAGTTAGCACTTTGCAAGAAACAACCATAACATTCCCAAGTTTCTAAGACGATAGGAGCACTAGTACCATTACCACCATCTAAGATTTGAATGTCTGTTTGGAATTTGTAATCTTGACCAGTAGCCGCAGATGCTTGTTCAACAAAGTCCATCTGTTTCTGTAATTGTTGCCCTACTAATTTTGCAACACTACCCGAAGCATCATCTCTAATGTTAACTGTTAGAGGTTGCCATTCGTGTCTGCCTGCAAGATACATTGTAGAGTTGTAAACTGGTATTGTGATTTCTCCAAAGCTAACTGATGGGCGTGTTATGTCAATAACTTGCTTTGTCAATTGCTGGGTTGCAGTATCAACACCAAAGTTTAAAAAGTTAACTCTAAATCTGTATTGTAGTTTGGGCATTAGCAAGCCCTGATTTCCGCCGGAATTATCTCCTGCTACGGTCATGTTGAATAATGATTGTGAGGCTATTGCCATTTTTTTCTCCTGTTATTAATATTTATCTTTGCAAATAGATAGCCCTTTCGGGCTATCTTATTTCTTATTGACCACCTAGTTCACCTGTGTTCAAAATACGAACCGGGATGTAGATGAATTCAGCTGCCTTAACAGGTTCAACTGCAACGTCAATCCAAAGTTCATTTCTATCGATACGAGCTGGTGTGTTATTTGATTCATCACACACTACCAAGTAATCATACAGACCGCGTTTAGCAACTAAGTCAACCATCAATGTTTCTACAACACCTGCGATTTGACCACGTGTCAACTGATCGTTCGGTTCGAACACGAATGGACGTGCTGCCAATGTTAATTGTCTACGAATGTAAGCAATTAGTCGTGCAACGTTAGTTCTATCTAATGCACTTGAACTATTGAAGCTGGTCTTATTACCATAGTTCAATAATCCAACACCAGTGAAGAATACTAATGGGTTAATCTGATTGATGTACAATACATCACGAATTCCCAAACGAGTCTTAATAGAAATAAACTCACCTGTTGTGCTATCAACATAACCAATGCTCAATGCATTGTCAATTGTACCTCTACGTGTACCTGCCGCCGCCAACCAAGGATAAGCAATAGTATCATTACGCAAGAATGTACGTAACATCATGTATGACGCTGGTACTGCAACTTGATTACCTGCTAAGTCTGTTGCCAATCCGCTTGGATAGAATAGACCCATGTAAGTACTGCGTGATACTAAACCTTCTTCACCTGTGCTAGAAGCACCTGCTTCGTTATTAGCCCAAGCTTGAATATCAGTAGAACTATCAGCTAAACGCATTGGTGTATCACCTAAGATGTAAGCTGTTTCACCACGATCACTATTCAATGCAATCATACCTGGTTGCAATTCTGGATAATTAGGTGTAGCAATCAAGTTGAAGAAGTTATCTTCATCACGTATTGCTGTGTTAGTAGCAATTGCCGCATTCAATGATTGAACAACCATAGCACGTTGTGCCTTACGACCCATGTAAGGAGCACCATTTGTCATGTTACCACTTACTGTTACCCATGCATCTGTTTCTGTTGGTAATGTTTCACCAGGGAAACTTGTATTATTGAAGTAATCTGTTCTGAATTGTTTTACGTTGTAACCTGAGCGGCGTGTGTTGAATAACAACATACCAGATGGGTACAATGTTGGATCCGGAGCATCTAAATCTAAGTAGCTACTATCTAGTAAACTTGCAATTGTTGGGATAGGATCATCCGTAACACTTGTTGTACCGTTAGTTGCCCAACGTGCGTCAGCAAATACTACACCAGTAGAACTTGTCTGATCGGTATTGTCAATTAGAACCCACTGATCTGTTCCGTCAACTGCTTCCCAACGATTGATTACTGGATAATTTTCCAAATCACTTGTATCAATCCAAATATCACCATAAACTAATGCAGTGTCATCACTTTGTGTAGTAGGAGCTGTGGCTGATATTAATGGACCAGCCGGATCAGTTTCGTTTGTACCACTTGGTAGCGGGAAACCTTCATTATCATAATCACGTAGACCATAACCATACCATGCGCTGTTGTAATTAACCATAATATCAACTTGGTCAACTACACTGTAGAACCAGTTAGTGTCATTGGCTGGTGCAACTGCAGGTTCACCTTCATTTGAAATGTATGTGAATTCTACCCAATTGCTTAATGCAGTATCGTAAGCCTCAGTAGGGGCACCTGAAATGTATGTTACTGCAGTTGCCGCACCAGATGTGACTGCAGTAACTTCAACTACTAAGTCATTAGTACTTGCGGCACCACCTAATGAGCTACCTAAAATAGTAACATTATCACCAACTGCATATCCACTGCCGCCTGAAGTTACGCCGTCGCCTACCAAACGATATGTTGCGGCTGTAGCTTGAACACTAAACGTTGCTCCTGATCCTGAACCAGTAGTAGTGCTTTGTGCGGCTGTAGAGAACGTTGCGCTAATAGAATATCCATACTTAACACCAGTAGTTGTGCCTTCAACAAAACCGGCTTCATCAATTAAACCGCTAGAGGCATAGACTGATACATATGATGAATTTACTGTGTCATCCATATAAATAGCACCACCTTCAGTGTGAGTCAATTGTATTGCACCATCAGTTGTTACGCTTGCTGTTGTGTAAGGAATACCTGCTGCCGCCCATGCTGTTACAAAATCCGTAGCGTCAGTTGAGTCAGCCAATGTAAAATTGTAAGCTGAACTTACTGATGAGCTTCCCGGTGTAGTAATATACACATTCATGTAGTATGGACCAGCCGTAAAGCTAGGTGCTGTGTTATCACCCGTAACTACTGTTGGTCCGGTAGCTAATCTTTCCCAGAAATAAA